GATCCTGGCATAGTGTTTGTTCTCCAAAGTTAAAAGATTATACATCACGGCGCGGGGAGGAATTCGACCGTTGCCGTCTGAAGGTTGATGACATCGCCCGCCGTCGAATCGAGACGGATGACGAAGTCGTAGGCTGTGGTGGTCAGGTTGAGGGATGTCGCACTCCACGAGGTCAAATAAACGACCGCTCCGTCGTCACCGATAAGACTAAATTTTCCGACAGCGACCGTGTTCGACCGTCGGAGCAGTTCGAGGTCGAGCGACCAAGTGCCCCCTCCGAGCGTGTCGTAGCTTTGACGTTTCGTTCCGCCGAACCAGAACTCGACGGTGCAGGTCGGGTCGACGTTCGCTCCGAAGATACTCGCCTTGACCGCGTCGCCGTCGGTCGACAGCAGTCCTGCGGGAATCGAGACTGTCAGAACATCGTCAGCGTCCCCCTCGACCTCGACAATCGTCCCCGTCTGATACAGACTCCGTCTGCGCCTCACGTTCTTCCAAAGCGACGTGCTCGACTCGTACGCGAGAACCTGCCCGTTCGTCGGTGTCGTTATCAGCACGTCGTGGAGTTCGTTAATCTCGAATCCATTTTGGATATTGACGAGGATATGTCCCGCGTTCGGGTGGCTTCTGATGCAATAGCCGAGAAACACCGAATGGTCGGGTTGCGTCGGTCGAACGTTCGTTATCTCGCCCGCCGTTGTCGATAGCCACAGCAGATCGCCCTCATCAAAGTCGTCCGTGTCCAGTTCCGAGCCGTCAGTTCCGATCAGTTCGCCCGCCTCGATGACGAGACCCTCTTCCATATTCGGAATGTCTTCGTAGATTATGCCGATGACCTTCGACGAAGTCGATTCAGTTGATGCGTCAGCCTTTACAATCTTCGGCTTATCGCCTTGTATGCCGCTGATGTACACGACAGTCCCTTTCGTAAGCGTTGCACCTGTGTCGTTATAGCAGAGAAACTCCAAGGATGAGTTCGTGGTGTACGCCTCGAAATCATCGTCAGCAAAATTGCGACGAACTGCTTGCAATCGCTCAAGGTCGATGCACGATGGTATTGCTCCGTATCTTTCGCTCATATTCTCGTGTCCTTGATAATCGTCGCCACAACGTCGGCGAGTTCGTCGATTGTGGTGCAGTCCGCATCAAAGTCCCTGTCATCGGTGGCGTTGGTGACGGAGTATGCCGAAAGCGGGTTGAATGCGAACGTCACCGGTGAAACATCGTCCAGTTCCTGACCGCCTGCGAGCGCCTTGAGCGTGACGGTTTCCCCGATGTCCGCTTTCTCAAGCGGAAGGAACTTCAGAGCCTTTGTCACGAAGACGCAATCCTCGGAAGCACCGTGCGCCGAAATCGCACCGGTCGTCGAGAACCGTCCGCGTCTCAGATTCGACAGTCTCCATTCAGATCGGAACGGCGAGTCGTCCGCAAGCGTCTGTTTGACCGCAGTTCGGAACTGCACCCATTCATCGCCGATGCGGATGAGGTTGAGCGTCGGTCTGTCATCGAGGTCTCCCGATGTCACGGATTCCAGGCTGATGTTGTCGTAAAACAGGATGTCGAGCGTGTTGACGGTGTCCTCGGTCGCGGGAGTCGCCCAGGTGCCGAGCGTTCCATCGGTCACGCCCATCACCGAAGGTGCCTCGGCGTAGAATTGCAGAACGTAGTTGTCCGCGCCATATTCGCGGTAGAGTCCCGTGCCTTGCGATTCGCCGAATCCTGCGTTGGCAACGCCGACATAGACGCCCAGCTTTCCACGTTCCGCGTCAGTGATGGGAAGCGAGATGATGGGGATGACCTTGCCGATTCGCGGGATGCTAACCGCCGCCAACTGCTCGGATGCAATCGGCGTCAACTGACTGACCTCGGTTTCAAGCGCCGCGATATACACATTGTCCGTAATGACGCCCTCGAATTTGACCACGCCCATCGGCATCTGCGCCTGCTTCTTTTCGATGCGCACCACGCGCTTTTCGCCCTCGATGTCGAGCGTGATGAGGTCGCCGATGGTGTACCGCATCATATCGGGCATACCCTCGAACTCGATTCTCTGTTGCTCGGCGTGCATCTTCAGCAGAAGGAACTCTGCGCGGCGGCGCGCCTGTTCGAGTTCATCGACAATGGGAAATGTGAACTCGATGGCATCCACCGATGAAACGCCCTCCTCAATCTGCGCGGTGGCAGTCTCGTTGTGATATTCCAAACGCGGATTGAGAAACGAGAACCGCACCTCGCGTGACACCTGCACCGGGTCGGGAATCTTCAGTTTGTAATCCTGTTCGGGCATCGAATCGCCGTAGAGATGCGCCCGCAGTTTATCGACCGATATCAAAGGCGGGGTGTCCGTTCCCGCGCTGTATTGCGCCTCGCCGTCATCGACGATGCTGGTCAGCTTGCCGTCAATCTCCGCGATGCGGAACCCGAAGTATCGCTCCAGGTTCTCGACGTGCGATCTGCGCGACTGCTTCGTCGATTCGATATAGCCGATGAACTCAAACGCGGCAGTTTGGTCGAAATCGCGTTCACCGACCGCGATGCCTACGTCCTCGCAGAGTGCGTTCAGGACATCGTTGCAGGCGGTCAGATTGTTGTAGAGTTCAAATGTGAAATTGGGAACGCGACCCTGTTTGAGATAGAGACGCTCGAATACTGCCATCACCGTGTCGCGATAAGCGGGAGTGTTGCCCAGACCTCCTCCCGTCGTCGGATATCGCGGTGCGAGATAATCGATGTGCTTTTGATCTTGAGGCTGTGTCGCGGTGCCGGTATAGAATCTCAGTTTTCCGCCATAAACCAACTTACCGTCAATCACACCGTCTTCGTCGATTTCGGGCTGATAGTTGAACGTTCCGCTTGCGTCGAGCGTGTTTGCAGTGGAAGCATAATCAGGGTCTTTGAATCCAGACGTGGTTCCGACGATGCTCGCGCCGCTTGAGGCGGATGTAGGGCGATACTCACGGACGACGCGCAGGAAATCAAGCTCAGGAGCTTGCCCTGTTGGATTGCCGAATTGAATGTCGAAGTGGAATCCCTTGACCGCAATACTGTGAATCTTCCACTCGTTGTTCGTGAATCCGGGGTTGATGTCGATGATGGTCTGCACCGCAGTTGTATCCAACGTGATTCTGAACGAGCGGGTGCCGTCATTCGTTTTGCAGGCGAACTCGTATATCGACCAGGCTTCAGCCTCTTCTTCTCCGTCGCCCGAGGGCGGAAGCGTCGGGGTCTCGACCGCAGGGTCAAGTTCAAATCTGACGGTTCCCTCGGTGCCATAGCCTTGATATCCGATGAGTTCGACGGAGCGCCCGTCGCGCGCGGTTGCGTCGGGGTCTACGATTGAGGCAGTACCTGCTAGGATTCCGCTTTCGGCTTCAAATATCTCGCGGAATCTGCCGTTTCGGTCGGCAATTAAATCGGAATCAGCCCAGATTCTTTCGACCTCGACGACGGTTCCCTTGCAGATTTGTATGCCGACGTCCGTGAAATAGAAGTGTTGCCTCTGCGCGGGCGCTTGCGGTATGCCCTTGCCTCCTCCCGTCGGGATGTCGCTGATGAGGTGCGTGATTCCCGAAGACCAGACCACGTTTCCACCGAGACGCGCGCGCCCGAACAGTCGCGGAATGAACGTGCCATATTCCGAGCCAGTGACGCGCACGTCGTCCATCTTGCCGACATCGGTCGCCGCCTGCCGGTCGCGAGGCATCATCAGAAGCGAAAGCCCCATCTGAGCGCCCGCAAGGATTAGACTGACAACTAATGGAGGAGCCATATTTTAATCAACGAGGTTGCGCACCCTGTAAGCGCCGACAAACCAGTTATCGGGAAAGTTCCTTTTCGGTTCAATTCTCACGCCCTGCGCTGAAGCGTGAATCAGCATCGGTTCTGGTTCGATCTGATACAAGACCGCGGCGTGTCGCGGGATGCGTCCGCCGTATCGCATAAAGAATATATCACCAGGTTTCGCATCACTGACTGATATCTCATCGCAGTTTTGACCGAGAACCTCGCGGATGATTTCGGGGCGCGGAATCCGTCGATAGCCTTCCACATCCTTGATGTCGGGATATCCGAGTTCGCGACCGATCATCACCAGAAATCCCACGCAGTCGATGCCCGTCGATGCGTCGCGTCCCTGATGAAGAAACGGAACGCCGAGGAACTTTTCGGATGCCTTGAGTATCTGCTCGCGTGTGTACATCAGATAATCTCCGTTGTCGGTGGCGGAACCCGCGTGATGACCTCAAGCCCCGGCACATACGGTTCGCCCCTGAAGTTGGCAATGTTGTTATAAGCCCTGCAATCCTCGACGCGTTTGTTGCATCCGCGCGACAAAATGACTTCTTGTTCAAAGTCGGGAACGAATGGTAATGGTCGCTTCAATTGCAAGCTAATGATTGCATCGGTCACCGCACTGCTCGATGCGATTTCTCGGACAATCTGACCGATTTTCAATGTTCCGTTCTGAAAGAAATTGACTGGGAAATTTGGCGTCGGGTCTAGAGTGATTAATACATCGACGGGATTTTTGACGATGCTGACGAATTTCGCGCTTGTGACCTCGATTGGATACGAGACGGAATCAATTGTTATCGTCGTTCCCGTGAACCCGCACTCGGTCGATCTGAATTTGACTCGGCAATTGCGACTGGTCACATCGCCGACATCCTGCGAAAGCCTTGCGGACAGTCCGCGAATCTCAGCCTTGAAATAATCGCCGTAATGCTCGAACTCTGCGAGGTTGCCGGTAAACATCACAAGTTCTCCGAGATTCACGTCGTCCCACGGACTGGCGAATATCTCGACCTTCGCATCGTTCCAGATGCCCGAAACGACATCTTCGGCAGTGAAGATGCCCGATGCGTACATTCCTTGAAACTCCATCACCGCCGTCTCGCCGAACGATTGTCCCATCTCGGAGGGAATCATTCCCGCAGCCGATTTGAATGTTATCGGATGGCTCGGCAAGGTCATATCGCGCGTGTTCGTGGTGAATCCTACAGGATCCATCGTCGGCTTCGCATAAATAGACCGCGGGGTCACCTTGATAAAAAGCGCCATCCGAGGATTCACGCTGTTCCATCGGTTCCAAAAATCATCTACCGTGTAAGGATTCTGCACATTGCGTGGAACGTGGGGCATCAGACTCTCACCTCGCGAATGGGAATCTCGGGAACGTTGACCTGCGACTTGACCGCGCCCGACTGCACCCAGTAGTTGAGCATCTCGATGGGGAGTTCGTCGATGTCGAATCTCGCCGGAACGTAGAACTCCCCGATTTTGAACTGCACCGTTGCGCCGTTTGCCGGTGCGCTCGTGAAGGTCACGATGCCCGTCGATGCGTTGACCGTGAACGCCGTCGTCGGGCTTCCGTTAATCTGCGCCGTCACAGTGTCCGTCTTGACGAATTTCAACAGACGTTCATAGGTCGAGCTGGTCACGCCTATCGTCTGCGTATATGGCTTGAACAGCTGAAACGTTGTGCGCGTGCCGTTCGCCGCCTCCTTAAACGTCGTCCATTCCGTGACCACGAAGTCGGCATAATCTTTCACCAGAAAAGCCTTCTCGCGTCCACGCATCGCGTGAAAAAATGTCGTCAGAGTCTGGATGTCTGAATAGGACTTGATTGAGAAAGCCGCGTTGAAGGTCATCAGCGGGTCTTGCCAAAGCGAATTGCGGACTTCCTGCCCGTTGCGACCGACGATAACATCCGTCATATAGCTGACAGCTTTGCCCCATTCGCTGACCGTCAATGGGAATTGTACAAGGTTCACGTCCATTTATCTGTTTCTCCTCTGAGATTTCTGAAGCGCCGAAAGAATCTCGCGCTGAATCATCGAACCGCTTGCGCCCGCCGGTGCGCCTGCGGGAACGCTGATGTTGAATGTGTTCTGATTGGTGACCACGCTCGAACTGTTCGAGACGCTCGCCGCGCTCGGCATCGGCGCTGGCATCCCCGGCATCATACCACCACGGATCTGCTCGAAGAATCCAACTCCGAACTTCTTGACCATATCCGCGGGAATGACGTACTCGCCATTCGAGAGCATCGCGGGAATCGAATCCGACGTGCCTGTTCCGCGTCCACGGATAAGACCGCCCGATGCCGCTTTGACCGCACCTGCACCGCCCGCGGGAGCGAGTGACGGAAACAACGAGAAGACCGCCTTCATTATCTGAATCTTCAAAAGTTCCGCAA